GTTATTTGTTGGTTCGAGTGATTGGATTTCAGATAACTATTTGAAGCTATGTAATAAGCACTTAAACAAATTCGATATTATCGGAGTTGCGGGGTGTCATTTTGTCGATGTTGCTGAAAGTAAACGTTTGGTGTATTGGGGTGGTTATCCACAAGGTAGCCGTCACAACGAACCTATCGGAATAGGTCGAGTTTTATCGCTTGACTTTTTGAAGCGTATTAATTTTATGCCGTTTGAAAATCACTTAAACGCTGGCTTAGATTGGTCGATGTATCTGAAAGCTGAAAATGTGGGATTGCTGCCAAATACTAAAACGATTCAATGCCTTTCGATTTCAACTAACAAGTGGGGAAACAAACACAAGTTTGAGGATCATTGGAACGGTAAGTTAATAAGTGATAAATGTGATTTGAAACTACTAAGCAACTTTAAAGAATTAGATCTAATATGATACAAGCGCACATTTCACAATCACTTGAAGGACTTGAATTAGGACTAATTGAAAAGTACGGTTTGATGCCGTATGAAGATTGGCAAGACGAAGTTATATTTTTCGGAATGTATCGAGAGGATGACTTTACTAGATTTGTTTGGCATCCACCTACTAAATGTAAGATAGTTTGGTTTGGTTCGGACGCTTTGGATTTGCCCTTAGAAATGGTTTGTTATGTCAATCAAACTACTAACATAGCGGTAAGCAAGCAAGTACAAGCAACACTAAAAGCAAAAGGAATTGACTCGATTTACCGACCTATTAACGCAGTTATTCCGAATAACTTTCCGAAAATTCCAAATGGTGACAATCTGTTTTGGTACTATGGAAATGCACCTGAATTTTACGGATTAGATTTGATTGATGAAATAGAGAAACGTTTATCAATTCCGATAGTTAGAGTAGGTTATAATGAGTTGAACAAAACCGAAATAATTAACGTTTACAAACAATGCTTTTTAAACCTTAGATTAACTCCCCACGACGGTTGCCCTAATACGAATATCGAAATGGGTTTAATGGGACGTAAGTCAATCTATAATGGTGACTTACCTTGTTCAATTGAATGGGATTCAATCGGTAGTATCTGCAACACAATCGAAACTGAATATCAAAATAGAAAGAACGACAATACAATTATTTCACAAGAATTTATTAATTTTACACAATATGAAAGAATGCCCAAGATGTTTATTTGATGAATCAATATCAGAGATTGGTTCTACACAATGTGAATACTGCGATTTACATGATCAGTTAGAAGCGCAAGCAAACCCAAACGACTTAATGCCGTTACTTGACAAAGTACGCAGTAATAAAAAGTACGATTGTATTATGGGGATTTCGGGAGGTGTTGATAGTTCGCTATTGCTTTACTTAGCTGTTAAGAAGTGGAATTTAAAACCCCTTGTTATTCACTTCGATAATCATTACAACGTGCCACAAGCTACGCATAACATGAGCCAACTAATTAAGTTGCTCAACGTTGATGCAATTACTTACAATGTGAATAAGTTGGAATACGATACGCTTAACGATGCTTTCATTCAAGCTGGATTACCTGACGCTGACATTCCTAACGATATTGCAATGACAAAGTTAATGTATGATACAGCGTATAAATACGGTATTAAATACATTCTTAACGGTCATGATTTTAGAACGGAAGGAAGCACTCCTAAAGGTTGGACTTATATGGATGCTAAGTATATTCGTTCTGTTTACAAGTGGCACACAAATAAAGAATTAACAAACTATCCTTTGTTCACTTTTAAAGACCAATTATTCTATGCTTTGATAGGAATTAAGAACATTAGACCGTTTCATTATATCAAAGAACGTGAAGCACTTGAAAACGAAATGAAAGCGTTTATCTCTTGGCAAGACTACGGTGGTAAACATTGTGAGAATGTTTATACAGAATTTGTTGGCGGTCATTTGCTACCTACTAAATTTGGAATAGATAAAAGAATTGTTTACCTTTCGGCAAAAGTTAGAAGCGAGAAACTAACTAAAAATGAAGCTAAGAAAATTTTTCAAGTTGCGCACCATTGGGATAAGCAAAAGTTAGACATTACAATTCCTAAAACTAAAATGAATCGTTACGAATTTGAAAGATACGATTTTAAGAAATACAGATTGTTAATGTGGGTACTTGCTAAAATGAAAGTAGTGCCTTATACGTTTTATATTAAATATTGTAAGTAATGGAAAATCAAAAACAAGACGGAGTTGACGGTATTATATCGGCTATCGTTGTAATCGTGGCAATTATTGGAATGATAATCACTTTTGCTGTATTGTAATGCACCCGACACGTATTTTTAAGACACCTGACGAACTTTTTAAAGCGTTCCAAGAGTATAAGGAATATTTAAAAGAAGAAGGTCTTAAATGGCTAAAAGTTCAATACGTAGGTAAAGATGGTAAGAAAGTAGAAGATAGTCAAAAAGTACCTTTAACAATGGAGGGTTTTGAGATATTTTGCTATGACAATTACGGAACTGTTAAGCATTATTTTGACAATAAACAAGGCTACTACGATGACTTTGGGGCTATCTGTTCACGTATAAAAACTGAAATACGTCAAGACCAAATAACGGGCGGTTTGTTAGGATTCTATAATCCAAGTATAACACAACGACTTAACAACCTAGCTGAAAAAGTTGATAACACAAACGTAAATAAAGAAGTGCCATTATTCCCAGATGTTCAAGAGAACGACAGCGATAAATAAGATACTCCAAATGAAAGCCCGTAAAAGGGTTATTCAAGGTGGTACAAGTGCGGGAAAGACTTACGCAATTATTCCTATTTTAATTGATAAAGCATTAAAAAAAGAACGCTTAAAAATTACGGTTGTAGCTGAAACTTTACCCGCAGTAAAGGAGGGTGCTTTAGATATTTTCAAGACTATAATGGAAGAAACAGGGCGTTGGATTGATACCAATTGGAACGCTTCAAGTTTAACTTATACTTTCGGCAACAAGTCAAGAATACAATTCAAATCATTTGATACAGAGGGGAAAGCAAAAGCAAGTGGTAAACGTGATATTTTGTTTTTAAACGAAGCTAATCATATTCACTTTCCAATAGCTGACGCTTTAATGATTCGTTCGATTGAAACTTATATTGACTTCAACCCTGACAATGAATTTTGGGTACATACCGAAGTTTTACCCGAACACAATAGCGAATTTTTACTACTTACTTACAAAGATAATGAGGGGCTTTCAAAAGAAACCTTAGAGGATTTATTAATCAAAAAAAAGAAAGCCGAAACGTCCGACTATTGGGCTAATTGGTGGAAAGTTTACGGCGAAGGGCAAATTGGAAATTTACAAGGCGTTGTGTTTAATAATTGGAAACAAGTCAACCGCATTCCTGAAGGTGCTAAATTGAAGGGTTACGGTATGGACTTTGGATTTACGAATGACCCTACTACATTAATAGCAATTTATGAATTTGAAGGCGTTGATTATTGGGACGAAATAATTTACCAAACACAACTCACAAACGCTGAATTGAATAAGTTAATGAAATCTAAAGGAGTTGATGCAAACATCCAAATAACAGCAGATTCAGCCGAACCTAAAACAATACAAGAGTTAAAAAATATGGGGTGGCGTAAATTAATAGGTGCTGAAAAAGGAAAGGACTCTATTATTTTTGGTATTCAAACGATTCAAGAAAAGGAAATTAGAGTAACTTCGCAGTCATTGAATTTAATTAAAGAATTACGTTCGTATGTTTGGAATAAAGATGCAACAGGAAAACCAACTAATAAACCTATTGATGCGTTTAACCATTGTATTGACGCTATAAGATACCATTACAGTACAGGAAAGAAATTTACAGGACAATACTACATTGCAAGAATATGAGAATAGACCAATTAGCCAAGTGGCAGAACTTAGTAACAGCAGACGTTAAACTTGAGGAGTTATTAGATAACTTAGAATTTAGAGCTAAAGTTGTTTCGATATTTAGAGACGAAATGGTATCTAAGGTTAGAAAATCACACGTTGAAGATGTACTTAGGATTTCAAATCATTACATAGATTTACTTTCTACTTATAAGAAATCAGATCCTGCAGAACGAATTGAAATACAAGGCAAGGTTTACACATTTAGTAACAATAGACAACATTGGTCAACTGGTCAAATCATTGACTTAAAGAACATGAGTAAATCAGAACTACTAAACGAACCACAAAAGCTATTAGCTATCTTCTATGTTGAAGAGGGAATGGAATACTGCCAAGAGGAAAAAGGCAAAGTTATAAATCCCAACAGCGAACGAGAGGAATTGTTTAGGCTTTATTTCCCGTGGCAAGAATATTTAAACTTCCAAGGTTTTTTTTTGCACAACTTAGACAAGCGGAAGCTGGCTATAATGGGAGTGAAGACAGCGAGAGTGATGGCAACGATGAAGAAACAACAGAAAGAAATGAGTGGTACTTATGGACAAAGATTGTGGTACAAGTTGCTGAAGATATGCGGATTAGTATCAAAGAAGTAACTAAACAGCCGTATGTTACTACTTTGTTTTGGTTGCATTTTTTTAATGAGAAACGAAAAGAACAATTGAATGAAAACGTTTGACGACTTAGGGATAGTAGCAAGTAATGAGCCTTTGAGTGACTATGAGAAATTGGTCACTACTATCGGTCAATTGGTAACGGACGAACTTTCAGACTACGTTAGAAAGAACGTTCACAATTTAGGAGGTTTAGCACAATCAGTTGTGTATTTTCCAACGGGTGCTTTATCGTTTGAAGTTAGGGCAGAT